TACATGTATCAGATGATTTGAAAGAATCACTATACACATATGATATAGTAGAGAAGTTGGTAAGATTTGTTATTAATAATGAACCATGGTCTACATTAGGTGATCATGGATTGACTCAGAAGTTTGATACTTCTATCACTGAATCAAACTATCTCACACAGTCTGTAACTCAATTTACTCCATCAACTGCAACTTACAACCCTGCTACTGGTGACATGGTTGTTACTAGCACTGGACATGGATTGACAAGTGATACAAATCTCACTGCATCTAATGCAACTTATGATGCTGCTACTGGTATTTTAAATATTACCTCTAACGGTCATAATCTTGCAACTGGTGATAAGATTCAACTTGCTGATAACTCATTGACATTTACATGTTCAATGGACAGCAATGCTACAAACCATACCTATCCAAGAGCAAAAGACCCTGCTGCTCAAGGTTGGCAAGAAGTTACAAGAGTTGATGCTAATAACTTTACTATTGATGTTGGTAAGTCACCAATAGTAAATTATCAACCAGGAGCAGGTACAACTTATGATCCTGCAACTGGACTTCTTAAGATGTTCATTGGTGATCATAACTTAGCAGTCGGTACAAAAATTAAGTTGACTGCTGATTCATTAACATTTACTTGTACAACTGATGGAAACACAGCACAGAAGACTTATCCTCGTGCTTCTGGTACAGGTGCAAATGCAGGAACTCCAGACCCTGCTTACAACACAGCACTAGAAATAGTTGCTGATGGTGTATCATCTACTGCTACAGGTGCAACTTATAATCCTGCTGATGGTGTTTTAGTTATTACTCAAAACTCTCATGGATTTGTTGTAGGTGATAAGATTAGGATTGCTGATAACTCACTATCCTTTACTTGTACAAAAGATGGTAACCATGAAACCAAAACATATCCTCGTTCAACTGATCCTTTCTCTGGCAGATGGTTAAGGATTACAGCGAAGACAGACAATACATTTACAGTTAATGTTGGTCCATCTTCTGCTGCTGATCAATATGTTCATACATTCGTATCTGCTTCAGCAAACGGTATTATCAAGCGAGATAATTCTATCACTGTCAATGTCGGCACCTCTTCGGACACCTCGGCACACACATTCGTTTCTGCAACTTCAAATGCAATCATAACAGGAGGTAACTATACACATGCGTTTGTCTCTGCTACCACTAATGGCATCACTGTCGCTGGTGATTCTGTATTCCTTGCGGATGGTGCTATCTCATTCACTTGCTCCAAGGACGGTAATCAAAAGATTACTGCATACCCTAGAAAATCTGACCCTGCGTCTAAGCAAGTTCTTAAAATCTCTGCCCATACGAACGACACGTTCACCATCAACGTCGGCAAGTCTTCTGCTGATGATCAATACAGTCACACATTCTCTAGTGCGATAACTAATGGCATAACAAAATCTGAATACTCAACACAAGATTGTCAAGATGTACAATCAACAGTAGCAAACCTATTTGATATCATTACTGATACATTAACATTTGCATCTCAGTCACCTGCTGTAGATCATCTTGCAACTGTAACTAAATCTACACCTGCATATGAGTTTGTTGGTGGTACAATAAATGCGTTCTCTGAAGTTCCATTTACTGTTGATTATCATAATGGCACAGACGATCAGATATACACAAATCAAATAGATTTAGATGCTCGTGGTAGATTCCGTGATGCTGCTAACTTAATTCGTGCAAATAGAAAAGTTATTGTTGATAAAACAGCATTTGATATGCTACAGCGTTATCCTGCTCTTGCATTTGATATGCCTAGAAATGCTAACGGTACATCCACAGATGGTACAATACGTTGTAAAACTGACTTAGGATTAATCTTAGATGGTATAGCAGACGATATTGAGGACGGTGGTAATAATGGAACTATTACTGCTGCTAGATTCTACGTTAATAATATTGGTGAACTACAGCATATACGTTTACAGGTTCATCAATCTGTATATGCACATGAAAGATTAGCATTCTATACTAAACAAGCAGTTACAGGAGATCTAACTTATGACAATACTGACGGTATTATCGTTGGTGATTGGGGTATTACTAATGATGCAGGTGGATGTGCAAACGTCAAGACTGCTATCGATAATCTTGTTACAATAATAAATGATTTCATTGCTCCTACTGCTCTTGATTTCAATACTGCTGCTGATAGATTATACTTCAATAGAGAGTATATTAGAGAAGAGATAACTGGTCTAATGGAGACAGAGTTTACATATCTCTTGAATAATATACAGTTCCAAGCATTTACATTTACAGGTGGAGCATTAGGTGCTTCAACATTCCAACAAAATCTTGAGGATATAATCCTCGGTGGAATATCTGATTTACAAACTGGTGGTAATAATAGTATTGTTGCTGAAATAGAGAAGTTCTTAACTGCTGCATTACAATACAACTTACAGATTGGAGGAGCAGAACAGATATTATTAGCAACAGTTTATGGTATTACTCAACTAGAAACTATTGGTCTAAAAGCAATAGACAACTTACTATATGGAACTAATGAAGACACAGGTAGCACAGCAGGTGCGTACAGTGCATTACATACACAGAGAACTGGAGTTCGTGATTCTCTAACTCTTACTGATGCAACATCTGTTAAAAATAGATGGAAAGAATTAATAGAGATTGCTACAAATATACTTTCTCCTGCTAGAACAAGTGGTAGAAGTGCAAGTAAAAATCTTCTTTATAATAGAAACTATTACTTACAAGAAATACAAACACAAACTGTTGCTCAGTTTGGTTCTGGATCTTGGAGTTATGATGATTTTGTTAACAGAATATTAGATGACACTATTCATGATATACAGACTACAAATATTAGAACTAATACAACTGCATATCAAATCACTATTTCAAGTGTAAGTGCAACTGCATTCCAAGTTGGTGAAGTTGTTAGATCCAACGTTGGAGGATATGCAACTGTATTAGAATTTAATCCTGATATTAACTTCTTAGTTGTTGGTACATTCACAGGAACTGCATGGGTTGCAACAAATACATTAACAGGTAAAACATCTGGTGCGACTGCAACTGTAGATTCTGTAGGATCTGGATATACATGGTATACTCAAGTAGCAAATACAAGAACTCTTGCTAATGCTAGAACAATAACATCTACAGTTTCTGGTCAGACTGCAGGTACAAACCTTTGGACAAATCCAGAAGCATATGCAGTTAACTGGACACCTACAACTGGTGTAACAATCACTAATAACGTTTCAACTCTTGCTCCTGATGATTCACAAACTGCAGAAGATGTAACTCCTAATAATGGTGTTAATAATCAACATGAAATAAACAGAGACTTCAACCTAACTGCATTTGAAACATTCGATTCTGGTACAACTACATTTGATACTACAAATGAATCATTCGATACTGGTGCTGTTGGTGCACAAGAAACTCAAACATTTACGTTCTCAGCATTTGTTAAAGGATCTGGTTCACAATCAATAAGATTCCAAATGCAACTTGATCCAGGTGGATCTGGTGAGCAAAATGTATTCTTTGATCTTAACCTCACAAATGGTGTATCAGGAACTGTCTTTACACCTCAAGGTGGTATTACTGCAAATGCATTCGGTGTATTCCCTCTAGGAAATGGTTGGTATAGATGTTATATTACTGCTACATTCTCCTTTGGTTTCACAACTCTAAGAAACAAAATTATCATTAAGAGTGCAACTGGTTCTACCGTTTGGACAGGTGATGGATCAACTGGTGTTGTTGTTTGGGGTGCTAAACTTACTAAGAATGATCTTGATCCATATCAAGCACAAAGTGGTCAATTATTCTATGCGGATACATCATTTAATATTAAGAACTACATCCTAGATCTTCTTCAAACATATATGATTGCATCTCTTGATGGATCATTAACCTCACCTTCAACAAACGCAGGATTCTATTCATTCTATGATAGCACTGCTGCAGCAGATTATACTAAGGATTCTATATCTGCTTCGATTAGATATCTTTTAGGAATCATTAGAAATCAACTTAAGAATGATACATCTTACATTCAGTTGAACACAATAAATGGTATTCAACTTCCAACTAAAGTTTACACAACTGGAAGATCAATACCTGTTGGAATAACTGGTGGTGTTAATAACTCTGACTTCGCATATGGTACATTAAGTAACACATACGCTGAAGTTGAGAATATAACAAAGAACGAAGGTTTAGTTGTTCAAGTTTATTCAAGATTCAGAATAGATGGTAACATCACAGATGGTCCTTACACAATGAATGAAGTTGTATCTAAACAAGGTACACCATCTGTAACTGGTGTTGTTTACGGATTCTTTGAAGATGAAAACTTTAAGTATCTTGATGTTAAAGTTACAGCAGGTCCTTGGGCAATATCAGATAATGTGATTGGTGCAACTAACTCTACTGCTGCTCAGATTAGTGCTATTGAAACTCGTGTTCATATTATTGATCTTAAGGGAGACTTTGTTGCTGACGTTCCATTCAAGGGTTATACATCTGGTGCAACTGCACAACCTACTTCATTCTTAAAGAATCAAGCAGCAGTTACAGATAACACAGGTGGTAAATTAACTGTTGACACCGAATCTCTACTTGGAACATTTGAAACTACTGCTGTTGTATATCCAGAATCTTCTAGACAATACATTGTAGTCAGCAAGTATGCAGGTTTAGATATCGGTGTTGGTGATAGAATCGCATCAAGAGGTTATAAGAGATTTGGTATTAATATTATCAGTAATCTCAACAACTTCAGTGTTGGTAACAGACTTTATAAGGTTGTTAGTGGTAACCAAGTTTCATCTGTATATGGTATTATCACTGATGTTGATATTGCTAACAACTATGTCTACATGATTGAATATCAAGGAACATTCTCTATTGGCGATCAGATTGGAGACTACGGGTTAGCAGCAACATTCCCCGTTGGATATGCTTCTATCGCAACTATAGTTACAACTGCAGGTCAAGGTGCTGCTCTTGTACAAGACGTTCGTGTTGATGGTATTAATAAGCGTCTATACTTAAGTGATGTTACAGGATCATTTGGTGTCAGAGATGCTATTAGAGGACCTGATGATTACGGTGCTGTTATATTCTCACAAGTTGATCTTAAGGCAAGAGTCAAGAGATCCTTTAAAGGATTTGATGGTGTTACAACAACATTCCCACTCACCATTACAAATGGTACTAGTTACCTCCCAGATCCCGCAGGACACCTCTTAATATTCATTAATGGTATATTACAACCACCAGGTGCTACAAACGCATACACAGCGTTCTCCAACCAGATTCAGTTTACTGAACCACCAGATTTAGGTGCATCATTTACTGGATTCTATATTGGTAAACTAAGACAGTTAGATGATATTTCATTCGAGTTTGACTCATTGAGACAGTCATTCAACTTGAAACGTAACGATGTGTTCTACTCTTTGACATTGACTGAAGGTGTACAGTCTAGTGTGATAAGACCTGAGAACAATATTATTTGTTCACTCAACGGTGTTATCCAAGAACCTGGAGTTGGTTTTGAGATTGTTGGTTCTAGAATCATCTTCTCTGAAGTTCCTAGATTTGGATCAACATTTGTTGCCTTCTCATACGTTGGTTCTGAGGCAGACGTTGACGCTGCTGAAGTTGTACCACCAGTAGAACCAGGTGACTTTATTGACATCCAAGGTGAGACTGCAGACAGAGAAGTTGCTGTTATTGAATCTTCTAACTCTCTAATCACATTTGATTATCTTGGATCTGTCTTCGGTCAGAACGCATCTGCAACTGCGGTCTTGACATCTGGATTCATTGATAAGGTTCAAGTAACTAACGGTGGTTCTGGATACACAACTAGACCAACTGTTAGAATAGACTCCATCTCTGGTTTCGATGGAAATATTCGTGCACTAGTTGGTGTTGCAGGTGTTGAACTTAGTGCAACTGGTTCTGGATATCAAAGTCCAGGCATCAGCGTTGACACTGTTGTTCCTGATGATTATGTTGCTCCTGACCTTTCACTATACGGTGAAGAGTTAGTTGACCCCGAAACCCCATAAATAACTAAAAATTGTAGCAAGCAATGGCCAAGCAAACGATAGGTCTGGGATCTGCTGCTAACGACAATACGGGAGACACCCTGAGAGTCGGAGGCGATAAGGTCAATGACAACTTTAACGAAATATATGCAGCATTAGGAAATGGTTCGACATTAACTGTCAGCACCAATAACCCTGCTGTGGGACAAGTTCTAAGATATAATGGTAGTACATTTTTACCATCAGATTATACTAACCTCACTGGAGCGTTAGATACAAATGGAAATTCTATAGTTTCTTCAAACAATAATAATATAACAGTTGCTACAAACGGAACTGGTGACATCGCTCTTGCTGCAGGTGGTGTTACTTCAGTATTCGATGGTGCTACTGGAACTATTCTCTTCCCTACATCAATAACATATGATAATGAATATAGTGCACTAGGAGGTGCACCTGCAGTTGGAACTTATAGAGGATATTTCTTTACAGTCAGTGGTGACGATAATCCATATGTAAATATGAACATTACTGCAGGTGGTGTAGGTAATACTCAAGCAAAATTATTAACAGAATATTCTAGTGTAAACTTATTAGCAGATATTGATACAACTACAACACCTCCTACTAATGGTCAGGTTCTAAAGTGGAATACATCTAGCAGTAAATGGTTACCTGCTGATGATACTGCAGGTATTGGAAGTATCAACTTATTTGCATCTGTTGCAGGTGACACAGGATCTACAACTGCTAACAGTCAAACAGATACACTAACTATTGCAGGTGGTACTAATATTACTACTGCAGTCGTTGGAGATACAGTAACAGTCAACTTCTCTGGAACTCTAACAACAACATTTGCTGCTTTGACTGATACAAATACAGCAGGTTTAACACAAGGTGATGGAATATATTGGTCAGGATCTGAGTGGATTCCAACTCCTGCTACTGGTCCTATTCTTTGGTATGAAATCGGTGCACCTGTAGAAAACGCAAGTAATGACTTCTTGATCAATGGACCTGGTCTTCCTGCAGGAGAAAACCGTGACCCAGATCTTTATGTGCATAGAGGTTTCACCTATGCGTTTGATAACACGGTTGAAGGTGGAGGACATCCATTTAGGATTCAATCCACACAGGGTTTATCTGGAACTCCCTATACAACAGGACAATCTGGTAGTACAACTGCAGTCTTGTATTGGACTGTTCCTTTTGATGCTCCTAACACTCTTTATTATCAATGTACACTCCATGCTGCAATGCAAGGAACTATTTACGTCGTATCATAATAAATGACAAGGACTGTCCCAGGCACAGGTGCAAGTATCGAACCCATCTTTGATGAGGTATTCGGTGTTCGTGCAGTAAAAGTTTTAAATGGAGGATCAGGTTATGACCCTGCAGATCCTCCTAGACTTACTGTGACTGGATGTGGCACACCTGATGTAGAAGCATTGTTATATCCAATCATTGATAGTGGTGGACAAATAATACATGTTAGAGTTTTAAATAGAGGAAGAGGATACGATCCGTTACGTTTGCAGATCATTCCTGAGCAAGAAACACCAAACGTAGTAGATTCATTTGATTTTAATAGAATATGGCAAGGTCATCCTAACTCACCAACAACAGGAACCTTTGCTACATCTGGTACAGTAAAGACTGATAGATTAACAATAGTATCTGATAATCACCCTAAACCATCTCAAATATTTCCAACTGAATATCAACCAGGAGGATCAACTACAGTTCTTGATAGAACTTTCAATCAAACATTTGTTTTTCGTGGTGGTAAAGATGTTCCAAATCCAGGAACTAGAGAATTTCAACCAAATAAAGCAGTAGGTATATTAGCAAATGGTGGTTTATTGCATACTCCAGATTGGGGTACAGCAGGTAATGCACCTACAAACTTACCGATTGACACTGTAAAATATGATTATGTGAAGAATACAAATTTATATGATGCAATAATAGATAACCAAATATATTATTATCAAACTAGTAAAACAATCGATGAGTTTAAACTACCAAATGGTGTATTCCAGTGGGGACTCCAAGAACAGTTTGTATGGAAAGTAAAGGTAGAGTTTGATAATATTATGTTGCCTGTTGACTCTATAGACGAGAGTTTGGGTAATGTTGAAGTTGGAAGAATAGTTGATGAGGTGGCAGGAAATGCTCGTGGTATTATATCAAAGATTGTAAGAAATAATTTAAACGTTATAACTAGAATATACTTAAGGCAAGTAACTGGAGGACCTTTCCAGACTGCCGATTTATGTTTAGGTTCAAATGGATTTAAGTTTCGAGTGGCAAGTGATCCTGTCACTTTCCCTAATGGTTTGTTTTATATCGATTTTGGTACTGATGCACATGAGTTTGGTAACTTTACGCCAGGTCAGTACTACCTTGCTCCAGAAAATGTCAAAGTTCAGAAAAACTATCTCATAATATGGGATCAATCAGATCCTTCAAACTCACACGGTAACGCACCACATCCTATGCGGTTCTCCACAACTCAAGATGGTACGTTAAATGGTGGAACGTTATATTACAATAGTACAGGTTCCTCTGCTGCTCATGCTGCAGATTATGAAAATGAGATGCAACCGTTATTCATAATGAATGCAGATGAAACACAGAAAATATATTACTATTGTGCTGTTCATCGTTATATGTCAGGATATACAGGTGATGAGGGTTACATGATTCTTGATACCTCAACAGAAGAGGAAGAAGAAGAAGAGAATATGAATACATACTATGTCGAGGATTTTTATGGTACTGCAGCAGCAGGAACATTAGATTATTCTAGACATACAGATGGTCACTCCAAGATTATTGGGATGTCCTTTGATGGATATCCAATATACGGACCATGGGGATATAATTCTTCTGGCACAGCAGCAAGGGAAACTTCTAGTTATAGATTAAGAACTACTGCTGAGTTACAAGGTGCTAGACCGATTGTAAACACTGCAGGTACAGAAACTTTTACAGTTACTGTTGCTAATGGTGAGTTTGCATTCAATGGATCATCACCTGAGTTTTTAAATCTGAAAAGAGGAAGAACGTATATATTCAACCAAGACGACGCAAGTAATACAGGGTCGAATCATATACTTATTTCTACGCAAACAGATGGTTGGCATTCAAATAATCCAGTAGTTATTGGTTTAGAATCAGTCTTGTATTCGGGTCAAGGCATATCATATCAGATCAATGGCAATAACGTTACATATCAACAATATCTGAGTTTATTTAATGGAGCAACAACCAGAGGCATAACATTTACAGTTCCTGTAGATGCACCTAGCGTCCTATATCTTTTCGGATACATTTCCTCAGGTCATGGTCTAAGACTTGTTAACGATGGTTATATTCTTGGAGACCTCACATCAGATTACATTTATGATTCTAGTGTAGGAACTTTAGATGAATATAATGGTAAGTTTGGAGTAACGCCAGAGTATCCTAATGGAACTTATGCATACTTTATGACAGAGAATGCTATGGGTATGCCTACATATCCATATGCCATAGGTCCCAAGTATTATGGCGTTCCTTTGTTTGAAGGAGATACAGTTCCTGCACAACCTACTGTATTCCCATCACTAGCAACAGGTGATGTTGTATTAAACCCTAACGGATCAGTATCTTATGTTAAGATGACTGTAAAGGGTGACAACTATTTCGGTCCTGCAAAAGCAAAAATATTAGGTGGAGAAGGATCTGGTGCATTAGGAACTCCTACAGTTCAAACTGTTACTGGTCTATCTCTACTCAATCAAGGTAGAAGTTATGCAACTCCTCCAACACTCATCTTTGAAGGTGGTGGTGGACAAGGTGCACAGGGTGCTGCTGAGATTGATACTCTAGGTAAAGTTACATCTGTCAATATTGTAAATCCAGGTGAGTTTTATCAAGAAGAACCTTATATTCTCATAACTGGTGGTGGAGGTATAGGTGCAAAAGCAGAAGCAACTATATCACAGGGTGCTATCACAGGTATTAATATCACTGATCCAGGTGAAGGATATACCTCAGTTCCAAACATTATATTCACAAAACTTGTAAATCTTAAACGTAAGACTAGAGCAAGACAGGCATTTAACTCATCTGCGATATACCTTACAGGTCTTGTCAAAGATGTTACTGCAAATGATACAAACATATATGTTGACTCTACAGATGCATATCCTGGTTCTGGTCAAATAATAATCAATAGAGAAACTATAACATATACATCTAAGTCTGCAGGTAGATTTGGTGGTTTAACTCGTGGTGTAAACTTTAACTATGATCAGAGAGTCGTACTTGATGCTAATCAAAACGATACTACCACTGGTATATCAAACTATAAATTCAATGTTGGTGACAGAGTTATACGTCGTGTTGAAAGTGCAAATAATAAAGTTGCTAAAGTATATGACTGGAACTCTTCAACCAGAGAACTTCTTGTTACATTTGAAGTTGATGAACTAGCATTTATTGATGGTGGTAGAGCAGCGACTGAGGATGCTATTGTTCAGTTTGATGCGGGTGTTGCTGCATCTTCTGGTACAGGTGTTTTACCACACGTTGTTATTGATTCACCTGGTAATAGTATTACAACATTGACAAATCCTATCGGAACGTTAACAGATAAAGATTTTGAAGATGATGATGAAAACTCTGGAGCAGGAGATGGTATACCTGATCTAGTCAATACTAATACAGACTTTGCTGGCCAGATTAGTCTTGATGGTGGTATATACAGTTCACTTTATGGTATTGAAGAAACTCAAGGTGGTACAAACACAACTCTATTCCAAGTTGGTGATAGTATCAAAGATGGTGACATACCATTTAAGTATGCAACAGTCACCTCTGCAGGTGGACTTGCTGATGGTGCAGCACATAGTGCAGTGCTAAATATCACATTAGACGTATCAGCAGGTACAACTACAAACTATCAAACTAATGAAGTTGTAACTGGTGCTATTTCTGGAGTTCAAGCAACCGTTGTTTCATGGAATAATCAAACTGGTGTATTACAAGTCAAAGATATAGTTCCATATAACACAAATAATGTTAACATTGGTATCGGTGGATTACTCTATGAGTTCTCCCAAAATAGCAGTGTGATTGATTTTATTATTGCAAATCCTGGAACTAACTATACTGGAGTCCCAACAATAGAAATAGAAAATACAGGAGATATACAGGCAACTGGTACTGTAGTTATGACGACTGCAGGAGACCAAGTTGCATCAATCACCATTAATAATGGAGGGTATGGAATCCCTCAAACAGTAGATGGCACCTATGCTTTACACCCAACTATAACATTTACAAATGCGAGTGGAGATACTACAGGTGCAAATGCTGCAGCACAAGCAGTATTAGGTGGAGAGAATCTTGTAGGTAACGGTGGAGCAACTTATAGGATTAAGAGCATTGAATATCTTACAACTGTTCGCTCGTAACTACGATAAATAAACAGGAGGACAATAGTACCTAACAATGGCAGCCCTATTAACGGATCAGTTTAGAATTTTTTCTGCGAAAAAGTTTATTAAAGCATTAGAAGGTCCTGACTCAACTCAATCTGACACAGTTGCAGGTGCAACGAGAGATCGTTTGTATCTGTTTATTGGTAGACCACAACCGTGGGATAATGAAAACTCACCGCCTCAAGCGGTAGACTCATTCTCTGAGTTCTCAGGTTCATATGACGACATGGTATCGATGAAGCGTGTACTTGCTTCTGATACTGTGCAAGTTTGTCGTAGAATTGACTGGGTATCCCCAGAACAAACTACTGGTGGATTAGGTTTCACTTATGATATGTACCGTCATGATTATAGTCCTTCCAAAACTGCTGCCTCTGGTGCGACTAAACTTTATGACTCCGACTTTTATGTCGTAAACTCTCAGTATCAAGTATACAAATGCATCTATAATGGAACATCTCCGTCCGATCCAAATGGTAAGCCTAGCACTGTCGAGCCTACTGGTACTAGCACTAGCATCATTACTACTGGTGATGGGTATCGTTGGAAGTACATGTACACTATTCCAGTTGCAAGCGTTCTTAAGTTTTTCTCGAACGACTACATGCCAGTATTCACCAACGCTGCTGTTCAAACAAACGCAGTCTCAGGTGAAGTCGATACTGTTGTTATTAACGCTGCAGGGTCTGGGTACAACAATGGTACTTACGACAACGTAGCAATAAATGGTGACGGAACTGGTGG